CAGAGGAAATGGAAGGCAAAACAATCGATGGCACTTGTGAAGTGGTCCACCCCCCCATCAATGTTGTGTCGGCCAATCTTATCGACCAGGAACAAGCCGAATTGTTGACGCAGAAAGCCAAAGAAGCCGGCACATCATTGAAAGAGATTTGCGAACCCCTCAAAATAAAGAAACTGAGTGAGTTAAATGAGTCTCAATGGTCAGAGTTATGCCGGAAGCTGGATAAAGAGATTAAGCGAAAACAGAAAACCAAGGCATTGGAAATCAACCAGGTTTTTGATAACGCAGAATCCGCACAATCCGCAGAATTAGTGGAACCCGCATAAACCCAAGACAAGGATGTCATATGACCCCGCCAAAAGATTACATTGAAATCGATTTCAACGAGGCCATCGGTGATATTTATGACACGGTTCGGGACATCGACAAGAAATTGGATCAACTTACCTATTGGGCTGCCGGGGTCATCATTGCCTTGGCAGTCTGTATGCTTAAGTTATTTTTTTAATAAAAGGACATGGAAATGGATAACAAAGACGCAATGTTAACGGAGTTTTTCGCCGTACTTAAGAATCAATGCCTTTATACTCAATTCGCTGAGCAAAATCACGAGTTATTCGTTCAAGTGATGGAGCATTTCAAAAAGTATGCCAAAGAGTATTTTGACAGTCGGGTTAATGACATGCAAAAGCTGTTCCAAGGAGATCAGAATATTGTTGTGCCGGCACAGGATGTCATCAAATCCGAGCTAGATGCGTTGTTACCGGATATAATTAAGACACACGCGTGGTTTCTGGTGCAAGAGATCAAAAACCATACCGACACAATGATTACGGCAACACAGGATGCCAGTAAGCAATTCATCAAACATTAGGGAGAGAGTCATGGTAGCAGGGATAATTATTGCATTGTGCGCCATCATTGGCGTGGCATCGTATTTCTATACCGGAAAGGCCGACAATCCCGTGGAACAAATCGCAGAACGCGTGATTGAAGACGAATTGGGGTTACCTAAAGATTCGGTCGATCTGACGCCCCAAAAAAAGTAAGATTAAAAGAAAAATTGTCCAAAATGCTACAATATCTGGCCATCTATGGCAGTTTATTGTGGCATTTCTTGGATTTCTTGAAAGAATCGTGGGAAATATTTCACGACTTTTTATTGATGTTATTTTCCTGAACCGGATTTGATGCCTTCCATCCGATAATACGCGCCCAAATACTGTTCTGCGGTCGCTTTGCCGTCAACATTCCAGTATTTTTTGGCGTAACGGGACAAATCCTCTATGTCTTTTGGGATTGGTTCTCTATTGGGTAAGAAGAAAATACGTGCCATTTGGCTGGCAAATTTCATGTTCCAGATTAATTCGGTCGGATCGGGTTTCCCGGTGAAATGGCAAGAAAACAGTATCTTACTGGCCAGCACAACATATTTGTCTTCAACGCCGCGCAAGAATTTTGACCACAGATTATTATATGTGCCGGGTTCCATTTGATAGATTCCCAATGCCGGGCCACCTTCCTGGGCAATGAAATCACCGCCATTGGATTCGTGGGCGCAGATCATAACCAACAAATCCTCTGCCTCTTGAGACCATAAACCAATCGAGTGTAACGCGGGCTGTATTACCAGCTCTCGCAGTTGTTTTGAAAGTACCATTCCTTATCCTTGAGTTCCATGATTCTTACGATTGCGCAACCGGGGTCACGAATCTCTTTCCTATCAAGGTGCATCGAATCAACCTGGGAATCATTTTGAAAGACCTGGGCCGATTCAAGGGCATCATTCAGAATTTTAACATAATTATCTAAATCACGGGCTTTATCGTCGGGCGCGTGAAACTGCACATGCTCGAACAATCTGCCTTCCCAGAACAATCGCCGAAACGGTATGGTCATTAGGCGCACGGTATTCATATATACCTTGGCTTCTTTTGACTTTACGATCTTCTTTTCCCAAACCCGCCAGTATCGATTTCCACTGGGCGGGAAAGGAACCATTATTTCAGCAAATGCCCCTCGTGATGGGGTGTCGGACAACTTACTTTAGCACATTTTGCCGGACATGTGACCACTTGGGCCGCCCTTTTCGTTGGCGAACTTCATCTTGGGCATCGCTGGGCCTTTCGATCTGTCGGACATCTTCATCTTTGGGCCGGCACTTCCTTTCGGTTTTGCTGGCATTGGCTTTCCTTTGCTCATTGACATGACTGTCTCCCTACTTTGACTTCTTCCCTTTGCCTTTTTTCTTTGACTTCCCAGCCTCTTTCATTGCGATCGCCACACTTTGATCTTGTGGACGACCGCTATGACGAAGTTCTGAAATGTTTTCGCTAATAACTTTGCGACTTTTTCCAGATTTAAGGGGCATGTTCCATTCCTTCCTTGTCCTTTTTTTCGACTTCGGCCTCTGCATCGGCTTTTGCTTTGGCTTCTTCGGCCTCAAGAACACCCAAATGGAATTGTGCTTCGGCTAAATGTCCCAAATGGGCATTTTGCTGGGCAACATTTTGCTCCATTGCTTTCTTGATTTCGTCGATTCTTTTCTCAAAATGGTCTTTGTTTAACATTTCCTTTGTCCTTTTTTTCTTCCATGAATATACACTTTACTATTGTGCGGCGATGTAAACAATATAATTGATAATCGCTGACGCACCTGGGTCACCAGAGAATGTGACGGAAATTTTCGCAGACCCCGGCACAACCTTTAATATGGAGACGGCATTGCTTGAAGACAAGACCGTTGCCACCGCGACACTGGCCGCTGTTGCACCCGTGACCGCAATATCAATTGGGCCGGCACCTGCCCCACCAATGTCGGCGCTTTGTTGCGCAACTACCTGTGACTTGAGCTGTACGTCGGACGACGCGATACCCGAATCAATGGTAAGACCGGCGGTTCCTGATGCTTGGATCAAATTACCACTCACAAATGCGGCTGTTTTGACCACAAATTGACCGGTTGCGGCAGCAACATCGGGAATACTCATCACGGTTGCTTGGCCCTGGGTCGAAACGTTACTGATGCTGACGGCAAAGTTACCCGCATTACCAACAGGGGTTAGGCGCAAGGAACCGTTTGCTGAAGTGGCAGGATATGCGATAAATCCACCTGCTGTACCACCTGTGGCCAGACCGGATGAAATAACACCGGCATCCACTTGTAATGCACCGACGGTGATGTGCTGGGTTCCGCTCAATGCAGAGATGATGAAGTTGGCAGTCGCAGCCCCAGAATCAGGGATGGAGTAAACGGATGCCTGACCATGCAGGGCATTGGAGATAGTGACCAATGTATTGTTTGTGTTGGCTACCGCAACAATGCGCAATGAACCCTTCAACGACGAACTTGGGAAGGATGCCAGGTAACCCGCCGTGCCGCTCAAACCGGCTTGGATATTACCGCCGTTGATTGCGGTGGCAGCATCTTCACCCAAAGCACCTGCCGTGTTGGTATAAATGGCGATATGGTTGGCAATCGTTGGCAATGCAACCGATCCGGGGCCACTTGGGGACACCAAGGAGACGTTGGAACCAGAAATATCGATCTGAAACCACGCCAATTGAACCGCCGAGGCGCTGGGGGTTAACTTTGTGGAGACCAAGGCCATTTCATATTCGGAAAATTGATACCCCTGTTTTGCGGCTTGGTTCAAGAATCCGGTGGCGATTACCTCAGCAATCGTGTTGTTCGTTTCGATGTAAATAACTTTTGGCAGTACTCCGACAAGCCCCGCCACTTCCGTTACAATATTCTCAATCATTTGCTTCCTTCCTTGTTAAACTACTGGTTTAGGGTATTTGTCGTTTATCGCCTTAATTGCGTTGTAAAATGCTTTGGATTGGGGGATTTCCCCGCTGTCCATGCTGTCCCACAACATCAATAACTGATCTTGAATCAGAGGATATTCGGCCTTCCTCAAATCAAGATATTCCACTTTTGAATAATTTGCCTTTTCAACCTGATATTTGGCTTCACGTGCCGCAATTTCTGCCAAATCCGCAGCACTTAACGGGACTTCGACGCCATTAACAATTTTGTTTGCCATATATAACCCTTATGCCGCCAATCCATACAATGTAAATGTGCCGGTACTGATGTTTCCGGTTGAGAATAAAAACCGAATGGCATCAATGTCGGCGGCCACGGCAACCATTCCGGCATGGGTGGAATGACGCAACGCCCCGCCGGGTTCGGTATAAGAGAATACGCCGGTGGAACGTCCGTAACTGGTGGCTGAGGGATTGTTTATGAAGAATTGCCCCGTAATACCCTCGTTGGCTGCGTTACCGACGTAATAAGAAGAATCGCCACCCGTCAGTAAGCAAGCTGCCGTTCCCGTACCGCCTCGACAGTTATATGATCCATCGGTCGACCATGGAATCATGTTTGCGTATGAATATTCGTTGGTCGTGTAATACGTGGAACCATTGTCGGTACTGGCCTGCCACTGGAAGGCCACACCGTCACTGACCGGTAAAGCTCTGTCGATCACCACCATGTACATCATGTATGTCGCGGTAAGCCCCGTAAACGCAATGGTGGCCGAGTTGGATGCCACGGCAGCGGAACCGATTTTCGTCCATGCCCCGGAACTGCCTGACGCGGTAATGGTGATGGAACCCGCGCCTGGGGTGATTGTGATACCCGAACCGGCTATCAGGGATGCGGCAACCGGCGTAGCACCCGTGGAACCGATGATGAGCTGGCCGTTGGTCATGGTTCCAGAAAATGCCGGTACACCTGTTGAGTTGGTAACCAATACCGCAGAGTTGGCGGACGTAATCTCACCAATGACGCTGGTGGCCGAGCTATAGAGGATTCGGTTAGCCGTCGTTGTAGCAGGCCATGTCGTTGTTGACCAAGCGGGGGTAGTACTTGCACCGGACTGCAACATTTGACGGGCCGTCGCGGTTGAGGCAAGAATCGCCAACGCCGATGCAGTGCTGTATACGATACCGCCGTTGTCTGCGGTCAATGACGCAGCCGTTCCACCGCGCGTTAAGGCCAATTGACCCGTCCATCCTGCGGTAATGCTGGCTGCACGCAATAGGGCCGTTGTTGGTGTTCCGCCCAAGGTTAACGTGACATTTGTGTCATCCGTTTTTGTCAGAGCGGCACCCGTAATGTCGCCACCGGCAATCGTGGCCCAGACAGGGGCGGCAGAGTTAACGCCATCACCCGTTTGAGATAGGTATTGTTTTACAACCGTCGTGTTGCCCGATAATTTAGACAGGGTGTTTGCGGCGCTGGAATAAAGGGTATCGCCCGTCACATAAGTACTTTGTCCCGTACCGCCATTGGTGGCAGGAAGGGTGCCCGTAACACCGTTGGCCAGATTGATTTGCGCCCAGGCGGGGTTGTTGCTTGCCCCAGTGTTGGAAAGGTATCGGGTCGCGTTTGCGTCTTTGGCTAGGGTTGAAAGAACATTGGAAGCCGATCCATACAATAAATCGCCCTGCACAACAGAGGGAATGGACGCCCCACCCGTTGTGGCCAGTGTCCCGGAAGTAGGGAAGGTGACCGAGGTGTTCCCGGTTATTGTGCCGGTAAAGGTGAAGCCACCAGAAAATGTGACGTTTCCGCCAATCGTAATTAACGACGCGCCATTATTAACACCTGTTCCACCATTTGCGCCGGGTAAAATTCCAGTAACCCCGGTCGTTAAACTTACCTGCGCCCATGCTGGGTCATTTGACGCACCTGTGTTTGATAAGTAACGGGTGGCGTTCGTATCTTTCGTTAAGGTGGATAAAACGTTCGCAGCAGAGCCGTATAATAAATCACCCTGGGCGATGGTTGGAATGGATGCCCCGCCTGTCGTGGCCAAGGTTCCCGATGTTGGAAAGGTAACCGTGGTCGCCCCAGTCAAGGTTCCCACAAAGGTAAATGCACCAGACATCGTAAAGTTTGCGCCAACCGTGATAAGGGATGCGCCATTGTTAACTCCAGTACCCCCGTTTGTCCCCGGCAGTATTCCCGTGACGCCGGTCGTCAAGCTGACTTGCGCCCAGGCCGGATTATTGGATGTGCCGGTATTTGAGAGGTAACGCGTGGAACCGGTGTCTTTTGCCAATGCTGACAACACGTTGGCTGCCGAGGCGTACAACATATCCCCTTGAACCAATGCCGGAATACTTGCCCCTGCGGTCGTGGCCAAAGTACCGGATGTCGGGAATGTAACTGCCGTATTGCCGGTCAGTGTCCCAGCAAAAGTAAACCCCCCAACCATGGAGAAATTGCCGCCAATTGTGATGGTTTTGCCGGTATTTGCAACGCCAGTTCCACCATATTGGCCGGCCACAACTCCTGCATTCCATGTCCCCGTGGTCACAATTCCGAGGGTCGTCAGCGATGTTTGCCCAACATACGTGGCCGCAATATCGATAACCGGATTCACCCCACCCGTCGAGGTGATGCGATTTGCAGTACCCGACACACTTAATACGGTACCGCCAGTGGTTGCCAAGGTAACCCAGGTCGCCCCATCCAAAGTGGCTTCCAATTCGGTGGTCTGGGAGTTGAAACGAATCGTTCCTGCGCCACCGGCACGTGCTGCGGTATTACCGCCCGGTAAGGTAACGCCGGCACTTCCTGGAAAGATGGCATTCGAGGCCAGTCCGATAATGGCTGCTGTTGTACCCGATACGGTGATTTGATTGGCCGTTCCGGTAATCGACAGTACCGCCGAGAACGTGAATTTGGTATTTACGCCGCCACGCAAACCAACAACGGTGTCTCCGATTTGGAGAGCGCTGCCATTGGTAAACTGACTAAATTCAATTAAAGCCATTTTTGGACATCCTTATCCGTTTTGTATGGCGTAAAACTCCACTGATACGTCGGCTGTGGCTGCACTGATGAAGTGCATCGTGTCCCCGGCTTTCACAAATCGACAGGACTGAACCGGTAATAATGCGGATGTGCTGGCTGCAAATGTGCCGCCCGCTGGAACCGCAGCGGTTGCATTTAAAGCCGCATATACCTTTTTGCCTTGTTCGACCGTGATAACAGCCAAGAATTTATTGTGTGATATGGCTGGCGCTGTTCCCATAGAAATATTTAAAGGAACAGCAAGGGATTGTTCCGAGGCAGCACCCAGCGTTACCGTGTATGAGGAATCACAGAAACGAAGACCCCAACCGTTAACCCCATGTGACTGGTCATCGATGTTGTATTGTGTAGCCATTTAAATCATCCTTGATTTTGTTAACAGTATAAACCATTTAGAGGCCGAGGCGAGAGTCCGCAGACCAATGTACAACCAATGGATCGCTCTGTCCTGTAGAGGCCGACCCATTCGCGGAAATCTGCATTGATTTGGCAGAAATAATATTGACCAAGGTATTGGTTAAATTTTCGCTTCTTAATACGTTGTACGCTTGTCCTGCCACACCACCGGCTGGCGCGGGATTGTATAGGGTAACGGTCGGAACGCTTATCATTCCTAAGCCAAACGGTATACTGACGGCTTGCTCACCATCGGCTGCCGTTCCCGCAATAAGGGCGGGCCAACGATATTCGCCGGTATTGAATCCTGTTGCGTTGGCCGGAACCGTGGCTTGCTCAAAGCTCTTTTGGTAGTAGTAACAGCAATCGGCAATGACTTCCGAGGGCGTTTGAGGGGCGGGGCGCGTAGCAATAGAACCCGGCACAACTGAAATGGAACCAATATCAATGGTGCCGGCGGCTGTGAGACTCGCGAATCCCACGACCACGGCCACGAATGTTGCGGTATTGACGGCGGATGCCCCGTTTAACGACCACCCCGAAAAACTATAATCATTGAACAGTAAGCCATTAGTATTAGTAACGGTAAATTTTGCGTCGCCCAAGCCATTTCGGGTCACCTCTGTCCAGTTTCCATTAAATGTGGCAGGTTTCCCGTTGGCATCCAATGTCAGCACAATAGAATTGTTCGATGCGGTACTGGGCAAAGATACGTCGGTTGTGTACCAAATGGAGATTGTGCCAACCAATCCGCCCACTTTGGCAGTGATGGCCGCGATGTTCGCTGATAAATTTTCCTGCAACATGCGACGGGCCACATTCTGGGGCAAGTATTGAATCAGGGCGAATTGCGTAGAGTTGGTGGCCGTCACACGTAACGCGCCGTTTCCGGTGGATGAACGGCTGATTGCGGGGCCATTATTGGCACTTTGGAACACAATTGTCTGATCCCATTTGTACTTAGATGTATTGACCCCGGCTGCACTTGCCGCAACGGTAGGGCCAAGGGGTTGAGTGGGATTAAGGGGAAAATCCCAGCCAACCAAATAGGATTCAATGGGCTTGTATTGTAAAAGAGGATTGTAATAATTAAATAACTGATCTTTCTGACGATTGGCCGTGTTCTGGTCATAATTAACCGTGGTGGCGTCAGCATCAAGGCCCAAAATCTGCAAATTGCTTAAGGTGGTGGCCGCCACAATGGAAAGACCGACCAAAATGTCCACATACCCACTGTCGCCATCATTGGTATTGTTGGCTGCGGTTAATTGAACGGTTTCCTCGAATTGCTCATATGAACCGGTACTGTTCGTGGCCGTCAGAATGGTTTGGGCAGATTGTCCGTTTGGCTGATATTGGATCGTCACACCACTGCTGGGGGCCAATAGAACCGAGGCCGATAACCAACCGTTGGTGCCTGCGGGGGCCGGCGCAAATACATCGGGATTATTGTTTAACCGCTGCCTTAGTACCAGCGATGTAATATTGAGACCAGGGGTGACGGTTAATGTGTACGGCGGATTGTACGGATAAGCAGAGGTTCCCACAATGGCGTTTCGCTGAACTGCCACGGTTCCGGTTCCACTGTGCGTGATCACCAAATCCCAGCGGGGAGCAATGGCCACGGTGGTCGTTGAAGCACCCGTCACATTAATTGTGAATGGGTTGGTCAGGGGAAAATTGATGTCCACAAATTGTGGGTTACTCAATTCATTCGTAATGTTGGGGTTGGTATCCGATGGGCTTGGAGTCGAAGAAGATGTTGTGTTTGGCCAAGCCTGACGCGTGAATTGAATTGTGCCGGATGAATCTCTAACCACAATGTAATACAATTCGATGTCGCCATCGGCATTAAAGGGGTAATAATAAATACTGACGGGGTTGCCTGAATTGTCGACGGGCGTACCGACGGAGCTTAGATTTAAGGGATTGGGCAATGCGTCGTATGTGTAGTTTGGGGGCGCACCGGTCAATTCATAAACAGATTTGGAAACCAAGCGGTCATCGTCTTTGTAGAATTCGATTGTACCGTTCGCCAAAAGAGTGCCATCACCATGATTGACGAAAACCTCTTCAAGGTTGAGGGGCACAATGTATAGTGGATTTAATGCCATGTGTATATTCCCTTATACAACAAACTATTGAAAATTGTCTTTCTTTGCGTTATCATCGATAAGAAAGAAACTTAACTAACAACCTAGAGGATCAAAACCATGTCATTCATTCCCTTATGTCTAACCGTTTCGGTGGTAAGTGCGGCCCTCTTAATCTTCTTAGGATAATAACAAAATTAATCTTGGGTTGCGTATTGTATTGCCTTTTTGCCCGCATATCCGGCCCCTGCTGCACCCGCCCCAGCGTAAAGGCCCACCCGACCCGCTTTCTTTAAAGCCTCTTGAAATCCGATTTCTGGGAACTTTGCGGACAATTCCTCATCAAAAACTGAACTGCCTCTTAACTTTTTAAGGGTTTGTTTGGCGTCGGCTTTGCCAGACTCGTATCGACTTAATGCCTTTTTAACCTTGGGACTTAAATACGGAACAGCTTCTTGGCCGTATCCACGAGTCAATTCATTATATCGCTGAGTCAAATCCGGGCGTCCGCGAGTATTGAATGACCTATCAATGGCGGCCTTCATTCTTTCCTGGGTCTTCCTGGCCACATCAAGGGCACGTAATTTCTCACTTGATAATACGGGCTGACCTTCCAGTGCGCGGATGTCCTTACCCAAATCACTTTGCAACCAATGGGCGTTCTCTAAACTGGGGTCTTGGCGATATTTCTTTAACGATGCACGGGAATGTTTCATTTCACGACCCAAAATTGGGGCGATTTTTTGCCTAACGGTATACTGGGCACCACTTTTCTGAGCCTGATCGAATAATTCCTTGTATCCTTTTTGATAGGTTTCGTTGATTTTCTTTTTATCGGCCAGCACATTATTTACGAGCGTTTTGGATTGAAGCCCACCAAGACCCGATCCGGCACCTTGCAATATGGCACCCAATACCCTGCCTTCACCTTCGTTTCCGGTTTCACCCAGCGCATACCCAATGGCAGACCCACGGGCAATGTCCGATCCAATACCCATCTTTCCCACTGGACGCGCAATCTTATTTAATTTTTGGATGCCGGCGAATTTACCCAATCCTGGCCCAACAAATTGTCCGGCCAAAAAAGGAAGCGCCATTTCAGGATCAATGTATTGTTCCAAGTTGGGATGGGGAATTCGTTTGTCCGAACCCAATAATTGTGCGGGCAAGTTCAATGCCGACACACCTAAATCGGCTAATCCTTGCGCTGAACCCAATCCGATTGCTTTTGCGCCTTCCCATAATTGTTTGGGATAATTTTCTTGAACACGACCGGCGGCTTGCATGATTTGTTCCATGCTCATTTTTTGGGGCGCACCTTGCTGCATCCCGGGCTGCGCGGGTTCTGGCTGTGGCTTCCCATAGCTTTTGTATGCAGATTGGTAGTCACTCAAATCAATAGGCATATTCAACCTCGTCAGGATTGTAGTTGCCAAGTTGCAAGGATGATTGGGGCACCATTTCTTCGCCGTACCCATTAAATATACCGGCATCCTTTGAACCAATCAGCTTTTGGTATGACTCAAGACCGATTTTGCCCAATTTCTCCAAAGAATCTGCGTGGATTTGATTGGCCAATTCTTGAATCTCTTTTGGCATATTGTTTTCAAACCATAACAATGATTCTGGCCAACCTTGTTGAATGGCCTTTTCTTGGGCTTTCTTGGCCGACACTGTGCCTGTTTGACCCTGGCTTGTTAACTGCAAAGCTGAGTATTCTGGCAACAGCTTCTTCGCATTAACAGCAAGAGCCAATTTATAAGCAAGCGCCTTTTTCTCTTGTGGGTCTTGGGTTGCCTTATACCGATTGAAATCGTTAATCAGCTTCACATTTGAGCCGGCACCAATATAGGGTTGTTCCAAGTTCTGGGCGATGTAATTTCGCTGATCCCGGGCGATCATGGCATTCATTTGTTTGCCTTTAACCTGTGCGGGAACCTGGGCACCTTGACCTTGTGCTTTTCTTTCCAATGCGGCGCGTAATGCTTGGGTTCTGGGGTCGTTTTCGCCATTTTCTGCCATGGACACATTGAAATCTTTTAACAACTTGCCTTCGGGACTGCCCGGCTCACCACCCTTTCCGGCATAATAATCGCCCATTTGACCCTTGTATTTTACTTCCGCCTCACCCAGCATCTTTTTCAGATCGTGCAATTCTTTTTCACGCTCCATTTTCATGGGCATTTGGTATGCGGCAAGCAGTTTCATGGGCAAATTCTCAAGCCCCGAATTGTCATATTTCTGAATGGGGGCATTCAGAAAATTAGGTAAGTTTAATGGAATTGGCACGTCCTAACCTCCATACTGCTTATTGGCAGCATATGCACCACTGGCGGCACCGGCAAGATTCCCCAGAAAATTAAGGAATGAATTTCGTTTACCCATGCTGTTTTCGTTCTTTTGTTGCTGCCCTTGGAATGCGGCACCACCTTGTGCCCCTAATGCATTACCCAAATATCCGGCCAGATTTCCGGCAGACTCATATCCTCGGCCAACCTGATTTTCCAATCCTTGCATGCCCTGACCTTGGGCACCCATGACATTTTGCAAGAATTGTTGCATGTCTCCACCCAGCAAGCCGCGAATCATTTCTGCCTGGGCCATTTGATCATTTTGTGTGCCGGCAAAACCGCCTGATGCCGCCGAGTTCTGTGCACCACGCAACATTTGCTGCTCTTTGAATCGGTAACCCTCGGATGGGCTGTAATTTTGCATCAAGGCGTTGATATATGCGGTTGGGTCTTGGGACATGCGCTCATAAAGTGGATTTAATTGTTGTTGCGCTTGCTGACCTTGGTCGATAAACGGTTGATACCCTTGACGACCAAATTCGGGTATCTGGTTTAAATAAGGCATTGCGGCTTCGGCGGGATTCTGTGCCGGGCGACCAAACAACCCATGTTCTATTTTCTGTCCAAACTTTTTAAAAAATCCCATAATTCCCTCTATGGATATGCTGTCGTCGTGAACTTCCTTAATGCCCCATTAATCTTTCCCACAAAAACCGGGGAAGGGGCCGCGTCAGACACGTACCATATTGTACCATCTGGCATTAAATTCAGCAGGCTTGTCAATGACCCATCTGGGGCAATAACGACGTTTGTGGTCAATTGTGCGTTGGTTACCGATGGAATCGTGACCCCATTGGGGCCGGCACCATCTAACAGAACCCGATTCAGTTCCCGTTGATAATTCTCTTGGGTTACTTCGCTTCCTTGTGTATATACAGGAATGTTCATTTAATCTCCAAGAAGGCGTTGTTAACCACAAATTGATGGTGTCCCCAAAACCGGAACTTAAATGTAATTGTATTACACGCCCCTAGCCTGTTCCAATTCATGATGTTTTTACGGTAACCCAAGGGGTTCATGGGGTACGAAACGGTATTACTCCATGTGATGGCCCCATCGGTGGAGATGCTTAAATCGACGCGTGGGCGATAGGGGATCGTGGTGGTAGTACCTTCAATGACGATATATGTTTGCCCGTCCTCGGCCACAATAAACGCCTCTGCGGGGTTATTTGTCTGTTCCGTCACAATATATCCGATCCCAGAATTTTGATATTGTGGGTCGGTGCCCTGCTCAATCGTCAGCGTCAGCCGATTGGCAATGAATCTGTCGGAATCGTCCTGGGCATAATTTTCGGTAATCCTAATTCGCTGCATGTCGTATATGTTGTCTGCTGAGAATCCGACAATATTTTCATCGATAACCGTAATATCAGAATTAATTCGGTAAAGCCGACCATTATTAAGCGAAACAAAGTAATTTTGTTGGTTGATGTACGCATATTGCCTCGCCGGATGGTAATTAAGGTACTGATCACTTAAATTGAAGAACTTTTGGGTATTAAAGTCGTACATATAAGTGATGTTGTCAGCCGCATTAAAGAAGGTCAGTTGGTAGATCAAATGGCCGTCGACCCGAATAAATGCGGCGGTCGAATCCGTTGGGACTTGAATCTTGGCCATTTCATAGGCGATACCGTCCGTGGTTATACTGGCCGCCCCTTGACCACTGTAGACCATGATGACGGGGGAATTGAATTCATTTACACCCAACCAGGCAATAAATTGATCGGCAGCATCAATTGTTGAGACACTCAAGCACCCATAATCGACCGAAACGGAATTGACCCGTTGATAATTCAGAATGCCGCCGACTTGTTGATGGACTTCGCACACGGCGGTGCCGAATACCAACACGTTCGCTGACTGGCTGGGGATACGTTTGACTGCAATGGCATAATCCGGTTTGGTTTGCAGGGCTAATTGCGTGGCCTGCACAATTGTTGTGTCGGTGGCGTAGCTATAGGCGTACCATGCCGCCCCATTACCCGACGTGTTCCCATTCCCAAAGAGGAAGAACGTATTGTGGTATGCCACGTAATTCGGAATTAATGTGCCGGACAATGACTGTACGGTTAGATTGGGGGGCAGCGAATGGTTATAAATATACGCCCTGACCCCATCAACGATACAAATCTGGTTATTAAGGTTCTCATCCATAAACACTTCGCCGGTGTTACTGGATAGGCTGCCGATTAAGATATACCCAAGATTTGGATTAATGCGGTACACGTTGGCATTAACCACCGCCAACATAAAATTTCCGCGAATACTGCGAAAAATCCCACGACCTTGGCCTGTTGGTAGGATTTCAGCGACGGATTTGTAACCAGGAAAAGGAATAAGCCATTGTTGTGCCGAATCCCCTTCACCGGAATTCGATTGATACATGTTGTACGTTTTGGCAGCCGACATTTTTGAGTATCGTCCGAAAACGCTTGACCCCACTACACCGATGGGAATTTGTTGGGAACCTGTCTTTTTGGTCATGTAAACTCATCATTGATTAAGGGACTGTCCACGATTTACCCAAGTTTATTTGCCCATAGTTAAGCGCCTGACCAGAAACAAGGGTCGATATTTTCTGAATCTTCAAATCCATTTGCTGGGACTGCTTGGATATGATGCCCTCGTAATATTTAACCTGCTCTCTTAATTTTGCCGACACATCATAATCGTAATTGACGCAGATACGTTGGGCCAACATGTATTTGAGGTAATTGATATAAAACTGGTCGTAGGTGAGTAATAAATCGTCATTCAGTGCCACAGCCGTTAAGCCAAACAGACCCCACAATTCCATCACGTACACGGATTCAGGTTTGAAATACATGTAGATGTCGGCACCGTTGAGTTGGCGTTCGACATGGTACATAAGCGGTAGGGAATTGATGTTATTGGCGCGAGGTGTCCCAAAGTATTCGATACGTTGGGTCTCGTTCATCTGGTATCGAACGGTATTCAGAACGAAGGTTAATGTGTCCACTTCAATAAGGCCCGGGATCGTGTATTTCTCTTGGCCGACCACGGTATTAAAGGTGTATCGGGTAAAATACGAGAGCATGTCATCGGCTGCCCTCGTATCTCCCAAAATCTCATTTAGATAGTCCAACCCCTCTTGGAATTGAGTGCCGGACACCGTTTGAAACTCACGCGCTACAATACCGGATGTATAAAACGCGTTGTTGATCAGCTTCGTAACGGTGTACGACATTCTTCAACCCCTTACAATTGGTCGACATACCCGTTTAACAAGAACACCACTGCGTCACTTGCCGAGGTTGAGGCATAAAGAATGGTGACCTTGCTTAAGATAGTCAGTGCGGCGATCTGGGTAGCATTAGGCAGCGAGCAAGGAACGCGCACAACACCCACTTGCGCACTTCCGGTTGCAGCGCCCGAGAATGCGGCCATAGAGCCGACACAGGCAGTGGTTCCGTTATCAATGGTTGGAGGTGCCAAATAAAGCACGTTATTGGCCGAGTTAGGGGTGAACGCAACACTGAGTATACAATCAATGGCTAATTGAGGAACCAGACTTATCAACAACCCAAGGTTCACGTAAGAGGTTGAACCGCCGGTGCCGCTGGAAGGAATGACCACACCCTTGGTGCTTGGGCCGGTGCCTGGATCGTACCACATTTCGCGGGAATTTCCTGAACCGACTTGCATAAAGGGACGAACATGCGATCCGCTGTCGATAGAGATTGCGCCAATACGACGATACATATCGTACCCAAAAGGAAGGGTGGGTTGGCTGGCACTCAAAGACAGCAAGCAACCATTGGTGCGAAACCCGGTGGAATCGCCAATGGCATAGACAGAGTACATGGTGGAAGCGGCGATTGTGCCGGTATCCAAGGCATTCACAACACCACTTGAACTGATGCTGACGCTGCATGCACTTGAGATAACAATGTCATTTATATTGCTGGAATCACGAACTTGGCCGGCACTCACACTAATCGCTGTGGTGCTGACCCAACTTAAATTACAGCCGTTTACATATAGCAAACCATCGTTGACGACGGGGGTATTTGGTACACTACTCATTTCAATTTCCTTTTATTCCGTTAAAAAAGCGGGGGCCATGGAAAACCCCCTAAGTTCCTTTGGAGAATTACAGCGGGAAAATCAATGCCATGCTGTTTTCAGGGACAAGAGTTGAACCCCAAATACAGTCATGTACCATCCCCATGGCATTCAACCCAAATTGCGCACCGTAGTACTGACGTAACGACACGCCGGTATCGCTGTCGTATGCGTTTCCGGTAGGAAATGGCGTTTGGTCAGGAAGCACGGGCATTGCCAAGAACAGTGGGTTACCGGAACAAATTAACCCGGCACGATGACTTGGTAATGCTTTAACTTGCATACCGGCCACAATGGGGACGTTTATGTTCTGGGTATTCACCGAATTGACCTGCAATGCGGGAGTGATGGAAACAGTTACTTGACCGCCACCGGTAGACCCGGCATTAGCGGTTGCAGCAAACTGCACAGGGTTTTGAGAGATTTTATGTCCGACAAAGGTCAGGTAACGGAGGTTAGGTTGACCAGACACCCCGTCTTGGAACTCGAACTTGTCATACAAGAACACCGCGCTTGCGTCAGACACGCCGGCACCACTAAATGTAATGCTGGTCACAGCGCCTAGAGAATCAAGGGTTGTGCTAACAACAGTTAGGGTGGTTCCGTTTACACCGACATTACCGGCGACGTGGACAGGCAGTAAGTTGGATTGATACCAATCGCATTTAGAGAACATACCGACTTCCCAAGAATTTGCGATCTTGTTGTTTCGGTCGAGGGCGAATTGGTTCAAGCCGCTGTTTACGATGGCAGCCACGGCAATATCACTTAAATAACCTTTTACGTTACTTCCGATAGCGCCATAGTTTCTGAAGAATGCCAACGCACTGGCCAATTGACCGTATGAATTGATTGGGGACACACCGTCACCAAAGAATCTGTACGTGTTGCTTACGCAATTTAACGCAACGTTGGATTCGATTTGGGCACCCAATTCGATGATGGCTGCCTTACCAAAACGTTCCATATAGTCTTTAACGTTGAAGATAAATTGTTGGGCGGTGAACTCGTAAGAAACGGATTGTTGTTGATCAACAACCAAGTTCTGTACGCGTTGATCTGCCGGTTGGAAGGACGCAACCAAAGAATTGGTTGTGGTCATTCTTGGAGGCAAATCGAAGGAGACAGTGGAACCCAAATTGGCCTCAAGCTGATTGAAGTTCTTGAATTTTGTGTTAGCTGTCCCAATAAAACAATTTAAATTTTGCATAAATGCAAGGCCACTTAACTGATATGTTATGACCTGCTGTAGAATATTTGCTGGCACACTCATTGTGTTTCATCCTTGTAAAATCCATTTACCAAGGTGAGACAGGTTGAGTAACGTTTAGCCTCTTAACCAATCTTGCTGTTTCAAGTCTCGCAACGTCATCTCGCCCGTGTCCGCACCGACACTAGAACTTGATTTCAGGCGTTGAAGAGGTTCACGTGGACTGACGTTTCCTTGTAATGCTTGCTGGTTTTTGACAATCGATTGAGACAATTTTTCCATCTCTCTCTTTGCCATCTTCGGCGAGTGCATCGCAAGGTCGTTAAGGTGAGTCAGTTTTGAGGGGTTTTTGGCCAGCTCGTACATGATGCCCGCTGTATCTAAGGGCTGTCCGTCCGATCCGGTCTCTGCCGCCAAAAATGCGACTCTTGGGAAGGCGTGCGGTTCGAAATCCTGCATGACTTCTTCAAAATCTGAGTACTTGCTTTTGCCGGCACCCATTTTCAGATAAAAATCATCCGCGGCTTTCTGTAAATCCTCGCGTTCCTTTGCGGCTTGGGCTTCTTGCGCTTTCTTTTCCTCTTGGGCATCCATTTCCTGCGCTTTCTGCATGATGTGATTTAACACCTCTTGCTTGATCGCATCCATGTCTGGCCCTTGAGACATGCCGCCCATTTGCTGGGGCTGCATCTTTTGCGCCATTTCGGCTTCCATTTCGCGCCGTACTCGCTCGGCAACCTGCGCTTTTTCCCTCTTAACTATGTCATTTACTTGGCTCTGTGGAAGCATCTTCTCTTCTACAGGTGCCATCACGTCCTGTGTTACTTCATCCATAAAATCCGCTATTTCCCCGCGACGGTGTGTCCTGCGTATCGCTTGCAGTATGCGTTTGACATTCCTTGTCAAAAGAGTGTGTCGGCCCCGGTTTAGCTGTCCGGTACAGTGAGGTGGGGGTCTTTAAGAATGCACGTCCTGTGCTAAATTCCTTCCATGCTCAATTTGAGCCTAGCATATCCATAGAAACGCGCAAGGCTCGTTCGATGACTTATTTAACAAACGAAACCCGGCACAAAATTGATGAGGTTTCGTTTCTTTGACAAATGTCCACCCCTGACGGTGCAAAAATTATGTACCGTCAGGAGGTTTCCCAAAACATCACAGCTAATGTCACAATGTGAGAAAATTACATTAGCCGTGATGTTTTTTATGACTATTGAGTGTCTATATGGCAAAAGTGGGTCAAAATGGTCAGTTTTGCCATAACATAACCGCAAATGGTAAAATGACCTTCACCAAAATAAATATTGGATAGGTTTTTGGTCATTTTAGGAGTACGCGCATAACATACAGATCAATTGGATTGGCGAAATATGTGATGCCTCGGCAAAGTTGCTGGGGAAATATGGGACATGGCTGTCGATAAAGAAAAACCGATGGTACTTCATTGTCCATACGGTTTGTTGCATCTACTGGGTTGGAATTAACTTACATCGTAATCTTTACGCCCAGGCATTGTTTACCATACCGACAATTGCCCTTCACTTGTATGGGTTCTATACCTGGGGGAAAAAGAAGGGCGATTGATTATTTTTTACCCTTTTTTAATACCTTTCTGGCTTTCGCTTTGACCTTATCGGCAGCGCTGGCGGATATATTGCCTTTGTTTTCTTGCTGGGCAACACGGGCCAGGGCATTTTTGGCATGATTCTTGTCATTAACTGGGTATTTTCGATCGCTCGGTTCTGCAAACGACGATTTCGGTAACTTATTTCTTGCTTTCGAACTTAATTTGGCCATCATCTGACTCCTTGATTAATTGTGCCGGCACTTTCCATAAATCCATCAACCGAATTACCTTCGGATTTCCTAAAATCTCGTTGCGCATATTTTTGTACACGCGCTCTTTACGAACCTCTTCCTTCTTTCGATACATCCACAAAATCCTTTGGCAAGAACCCCATGTCTTTTATTAATTTGGTTATCCGACTTTCTGATACCGCGTTCGAACGTAGGATCATGCACACCAATCGAATGGCCTTGCGTATCTCGACCGAATCCATTGTCGACCAATCAAACCATGGCTGGGAAAATGGGTTACTCGGACTTTTCTTCTCTTTCTTCTCTCTTGGCATCGATGTGTTCCTGATTTAACCGTAACGCGAACTCGACCGCATCTTGGGCGGCTTTGCTGGCTACCTTTTCGCCTTCCAACTGCAATTTGCCTTGGCTCAGCTCGATTTCGTTCATGATTTGCATGACCTGGGCTTCGGTCTTTTGCTGTTCGATGGCGACCTTGGCGGAACTGACGGCCAACTCACCCTCGGCACGCTCGCGTTGCTGCTCAACCTTGGCTTGCTCAACTTCCATGGCCATTTTCAACATCTCTTGTTGTGGGTCTGGCTGCTGGGATTGGGCTTCTTGTTGCTGCTTCATGGCTTGCATGAACTTGCCGGCACGTACTTTCAACTCGTCGATTCCTCTAATGTCGAGGTTATCCATCAAGGTTTCGAGGCCCTCGGTGTTGATGAATTCGGCAAATAATGGGCTGGCTTGCATCATGCGGATGATCTGATCTAACGCCACCTGTTTTTGCATGGAGGTATTGACGCCGGCTTCGACTTTGACGTCTAACTCTTGAGGCTGATAACCCATCTTGATGCTGTTCGGGTCTTCGTCGTTATTGATAATTTGATAACTGCGCTTGCCGTCTGGCGTCATAATTGGCAAGGAACGGGGCGTTACATAATATTTGGGGATCAAATCCAAGAGAATGACCGCGACCCGGTTCAACGCCTGGATGTAACTCACCAGATATGGTGTGCTGGCCGTTGCTGACTGGATTGCACCGTTGCTTATCGCAACACCCGACACATCTTTATCGTTGATGCCCAATACACTGTCGTATGCCCCTAAAATTGCCTGGGTCACTCTGTCGGCACCCATAAACGTACTTTCAACAATGGGAGGGGTTGGGGTACGCTGAATCTCCATTGGAGGGGGTAACGGGGTGTTCACGTCACCTTTCAAAAAGGCGTGATACATCAATGTGTCGGCTTGCTGTACGTTCCGGTACGCTTCCATGTAATCGTCGGGAATGGATTCAACGGCAACCTTGAATTTATGTTGCACCATGTTTTCAACTTCCGCACCCACGGTCTGGCCACAAAAGTTCTTTAATTGTTGGATGCCCTTGGCGTGGTAGGGATATGGGCGCGTCATCTGGCAAGAGGCACCCGTGACGGTATCACTTACGTCGATGGAATTTCCGTCCACGAATACAAGGGGCAGGTATTTGTAATCGGTTTCGTCATACGACAGTATCTTGTTTTCACAGAAACGATACCGCACAATGGTTTCCATTTCGGTCACCCTGGCCGACACAATCACTGGGGGTTGCTCGATGAATCCCTTGGCTTCCCATCTCTCCAACAGTTCCTCGTAATGCTTTTCGGTAACGACGTGGCCCGTGGAGATTTTGACGATTTTGACCTTTTTCTTTTTCTTTTCGAAGTATTCACAAACAAGGATGACATCTTGCTGTTGCTGGGGATATGACCAGCTAAATGACCCCACATCGCGACAAAATCGCATCTCCTCTGCCATTCCCTTGCCGAATTCTTGTTCGAACTCTTCTTTTGTGCGAGGGAATAATTCACCACAATAATTTCCGTCACCTTTATGCGGTTCACGGGCCATTGGATCGAAAAAGGTTAGGGTCGGATCGAAAACGCGTTGGACATAAATTTTTTGGTCAAATGACAGTTCATTGATGTAATCATTGAACACCTTCATGACCGAATAACCACCGCCCAACTGGTCGGTATGCACCCGGTATGCCAAACCCTCGTTCGAAGAGTCCAGAATGGATGCCCGCATGTGATTTTCCAGCATCTTGGACGTGGCAAGAAATTCATCTGTCATCTTAACAAGGGGTACACCGTCGGCTGCTTTGACCATAATGGACGGCTCTTGCTTGGCAAACTCCCCGCGTAGGCGCGATATAATCGATTCCAGCACATTAAATTCGAGTGTCGGTTTCTTGAGTGCCTTTAATTTCTCGACGTCTTCATTGGTCAGGGAGGTATCAAAGATAAATCGCATGAACTCTTTGTATCGTTCGGCATTCTTGCGCCAATACTGGTACGAATTCTCGACCTTCTTCTTTAATTCATTTAACTTGCTTCCACTTTCATTTAACTTTGCTAAACGCTTATCTGTGGAACTGTCCTTTTTGGGTGCCATATGCGCGCGTCCTTGCTGCAAATCGGTTGTTCATCTCTTGGGCCATTGACTTAACTATATGCGAACCGTCCTGGTTTTGAGATATGTTAAGGGTCTTATCAATTAGAGTTAGTTTTATGGCATCATACATCGTGTCGCATAAATCATCGTGTCGGTGGGTGTCGTTGGCCGTTATCTTCATCATGTGATTAATGAATGTGTCGGTGTGCTTCGCCCCTTTTGTAAAGGATACCAGTTTTGACGCAATGATGGGCTGCATCTCCAAGTAACGGTCAGTTTTGGAACCCGACGCCTTGGTACGCTTGACCTCGCGTATCGATAACCCCCGCATATCTTGTAACACACTACATAATGTGACGCCGGTACTCTTCTTTTCGATGGCTGCAATTAACGGTTTGACTTTGTGCAACATGCAATCGCCATAAAAGGACATAAATTCGGCGCGTAGGTCTTTGGGTTCAATCCGTAATTCTACGGCATCTAAAGAGTGTAGGCCAGTTTGACCCGTTTTAATGCCCATCTCTTCTATCTCATACAGGCCCCAAAACGAGAATGCCGTAGCGTCATTATAGGATTTATTGGTCTCGGCGGTATCGGCAGTGATGAATGTCAGCAATATTTCGGGTTCTTCATCTAACAAAACAAAGTTTTCGGGTTTAAAGAGGGCACCGCCCGCCGGTATTGGGTTCTGTTGGTATTGAGAGGCGAACACATACGGGTTTTTCTCTTGCTGTTCGAGTAACTGGGACAATGGGTTAACTTCGGGGTATAACGCGTTACCAGCCTCATCGAGCGCCTTTAATACGACCGGTTTCCATACCCGCACATCTTTTCCAGATAAGAGATATGCCGGCAAATCATCTTCGTGCAACCGCTGCCCGATGTATATCATGGCGACGTTGGGGGCACGTGGACGCTGCAAAATGGTTTCTCGGTAATTCTGTATCACCGACTGACGAACGGTATCTGAATGGACTTCACCGGGCTTGTGACAGTCATCCATGATTACGCAACCTGTAAAATGTTCTGAATGGGGCAAACCGGCATCCTGACCCGTGATTGACCCGCTGGAACCAAACGCCTTGACCGACGCGCCCTGTTCTGTCTGAAAGAAGTCTTTTGCCCGGGAATCTGACCGTACTTTGATACCGAAAAGCTCTTTATATTGCCGGCACTCAATTATTTGTTTGATAAACGCCGTGTGCTTACTGGCCAACTCATGCGAATAACTGATGTATAGATATTGGGAATTCTGGAACTTTGCCATCGTCCAAGCCACAAACATGGACAAAAGGGTAGATTTGCCCGATCCGGGGGGCACTTGAATGCTTAATGCGTTGCACTGCATCCTAAAAACAAGCGTCAGTTCCTTGGCAATTGTGATGAAATGAGACTCGCGACCCGGGGGATTGGAGATAATGAACGGTTTTCCGGTCACCAATGGGAAAAATGTCTGCACAAAGAGCAAAAATGACCCCAATAATTCGGCCTTTAACTCTTCTACTTCGTCATTTCTTGCCGGGGAAGACATAATCGTCAATCAATCCTTCGATTTCCGCTTCGTGATGTAGATAATATACCGCATAACAACAAAGTCGGCTTGCATATTTCCCAATGTACGTGATGGTGCTTTTTCCGTGTTCACCGCTTTCCTGGTCATGACAGGCGTCACAACAGACATACGGGGCATTGACTGCTTTCAATATTTCACTGCATCGAACGGGGATATATTTTGCCACGAAAATTCCCTTTTTGGCCGGCACACCTTTCATGATATATCAATGACGATTGATTGTTTAGGTGTAATGACATATGATATGCAAATCACTACTTGGAATGGTAATGTACATGGAGATATAACAATGGAATTATTAACGGAAAACGAGGCTGCGGATATTATCAAAATGTCTGTTCACTGGCTTCGTCGAGCCAGACACAAAAAAGAACCCAATCAACCCCCTTATCTAAAGATTGGAAGTAGCATTAGGTATGAAAAAAAAGAAGTGATGAAATGGTTAAGAGAAAAGAAAAAATTCAAAACTGGAAAGGAAGAGGGTATTAAAATGGCAGATGCAACATCTCTTAGAGAGAAAAACACAACAGGCAAATATATATTGGATTCTAACGGTGACCCCGTTCAATGTAATAGCGTTACCGAATGGGGCAAGTGGATGGAAGACAGATCGACCATATTGCAAAGAATTTTGTCCCGCACAACGATCCGAACAAACCCAAACGTACACGTGTCTACCGTGTTCCTTGGCCTCGATCATAATCATTGCTTCGGTAGCTTGGCCGTACCCATATTATGGGAATCTATGGTATTCGGGGGCGAATCTGACGGGGAGCAAGAACGATATTCAACAAAAGAGGAAGCCATCGCCGGCCATTTAAAGCTCGTTGATGAACAAAGGGGTTTATTAAAGAATGATTGACGATGAATTGATGAACGCGTTACACACCACATTTTCTTGCCATTTGGAACGTAAACAAGAAATGTCGGGGCACGTTGTAATTGCAACCTTGCTGGCGTATGTAGTGTCTGAGTTATCGCACGGCCTTCTTGCTAGACCAGAACATATGAAGGCAAACAAAGAAAATATGGTTAACGCATTTAAAGTATTGTTGGATTCAGTAAAAGAACCGACAACGCATTAATGCACAAAGTAGCTTAATTATGGCAAAGCAATCGACCCATAATCTTTGGTTGCCGGTTCGAATCCGGCCTTTGTGCGCTTGATAGGAGACAGTAATGGATAGATACATTTGGGTTAAACACGCAGACGGCGCACCGTTCCGTAAAGAGATTAATGAAAAGTTGGCGCAAGGGTACAAATTGGCCGGCACCATTATTTCGGTTGAAGGGGCGACATACCGATACATTCAACCAATGATCATGCCCGAAAAGAAATGGAAGGAACTTCAAAAAGAAATAGGGGTTGTATTGCATGGGAAAAATGGCGACTTTACTCTTTACTCGCGAGATTGTGGGATCATAGTGACGAACGAACGTTTGGGAATTTGCGTAGAGTTACCCCATTATGCTGCAACCGATCTGTGGCCATTATTTAAATTGTACTCTGAAGAGTTTGCGAGGAAAAAGTAATGTTTAGATTAATATGTTTTGGACTTTGTTGCGTATCTTTCGGGTGGACTACGGCTTATGTGATCAACCATAGGCACGTGTTATCAAACGGAACGGTTTGCGGTATCAGTTTATTGGGAATTCTGACCACATTCGTTACTTGTTGCGTAACATTTTATACCACAAGTTTATTGTTGGCGGGGTAATCAATGACCGTCGCTAAATTTATAATAATTTCTCACCCCAGGGCTGGGGCAGTCGAAGAAAAGGTATCTGAATTATTGAACGATGGTTATGAGTTAGCGGGGCCATTGTTTTATACCGAAAAAGGACTTGTACAACCAATGGTTAAGTATACGTTTCCAAAAAATCCACCACCGCCCCTAAATATATCTCATTGCTCAAAATGTTGTACGCGGGGCTTTATATGACAGTCGCTGAACTTATCGAAGAACCATGCGCCGAATGTGAAGCCCTGTCATTATGGACAATATATATAACGCAGCTCAATGAAGAATTTAGAAAAGATATATTAAAAGACCATAAATACGAATATGAAGCGGAAGCGAGATTTGTGTGCGAGCAGCTTCTAAAAAGAGGGCATCACGTTCACATGGTTAAATTTCAAGGAGTTTGTCGTGACCGTATCTGAACTTATCGAAAAACTTCGTGAATATCCTCAAAATCAAGTTGTTAATATATGGATAGCTGGAAAACGTGAACCTGGTCATTATCGTATCAGACATACAATGGAGAATGTGGGGGTATCAAAATATTATAAATGTACTGTTTTGGTTCCAAGCGATGTGATTGTGGACGGTCATGCATATACGGAGGGGTTAGAGGAATGACCGTAAATGAACTTATCGAAGAGCTGCGGAAGTATCCGCCGGATATGGTTGTGTTAAAGTTGTTCCCCACCATTAGAGGACACAACGTATTATATCCAGACCCACATATCGAGAAAGTGGATTCAATAAACACCGGTACTGATTATCACATACCTAGCGATGATGATTATTACCCCGATGCAATAACGGTTGAAGTGCTCTGTATCTAATAACAGACATTATCGGATATAGATTTAGGAGAGAAAATTGTATAAAAACATGTCTGCCAAGTTCAAGCAGATGAAATTATATGCACTTGCGCAGCTTTGTATTGCAGATTACTTGCGAGGTTATGGGGATGAGTCTAATGAATTTGTTGAGATGCTAAAGGAGTTAGATGATTATGCTGCAAAATGGTTAAGCAAGCATTATCCGTTGGATGAAGAACAAACCACCCCGCAGGAGTCGGCATGACCATATCCCCGACGTCAGGAAAATGGTTACCAATTTGTTGGCGTCAACAATAAGGTGAGAACATGAAACAATACCGTAAACGTCCGTTAATAATTGAGGCTGCCCAATGGAACGGCGAAACATTGGATGGTCAACACGCGCGAACTGTGCTAGGTGACGAATATTATTATGGTTGCTGCAACGAGGATGGCATGCTTTTTGATTTGATGGTTAAAACTTTAGAGGGCGTCATGACTTGCGAGGTTGGTGACTGGCTGATTAAGGGCATCAAGGGCGAGTTTTACCCATGCAAGCCGGATATATTCGCAGAGACATACGAGGCGGTCGAATGAAGAGTTACACAGTCCACGAGGCCGATCAAATGGCGTCATTCATTAAAGAGTTGTTCAATATGTTGAAATCGGGCAACGAAGTTATGGCCACCCAAATATTTGAATTGGGTTTGGATTGTGAAGTGTTTAAGGTTATTCAGGAAGACCCCACGGTAGCATTGGAGGATTGGTTTTAATTATGGACAGAGTTCAGTCGTTAGAGAAATTCATAGCAGAGTTTGGCGCGTATCTTAAGGGTTACAATTGTAGTAGCGATGGATATGACGAGATACAAGAGATTATCGAAAAGTTTGACGAATTAATGTGGGAACATGTCGACAAACCGCAGTAATTCGTACATATAAAAGGGATATGTCGATGGAATGGACACGACAATTAATGATTGTGCCGGCACTCTTCCTTTGTGGGTGTGGCGAATCATACGAAACAACCTATTCGAAACCTTACGTGGTTGTCTGTTCTGGAGTCCGCAACAACTGGTTCCGCGAGATAGACACCAAGCGATTAAGCGAGCGTGTAAACGATTATATTAACCACGGGTATACGGTGTCGGGTAACCTTACTGGAACACGTGGGGAGATTTGCCAGACCTTGGAGAGGATGAACAATGACACCTGAACAAATACAGAACATACAAACCGCATTAGAGAGATACCCCGACCGGCGTGACGAAATCATGCAGAGAGTGGCAGCAGCGACGAAGTTATCGGCATTAATTGTTGAGTTGGGCGGAACATTGGGTTTGTTTCAAGAGTTCCAACCAAAGGAAAAAGAATGTACCAGCAAGTAATCAAGGAAGAGGGCGCACACCCCATCAAGATATGGACGAAAAACATAGAAGACAGTGCGTTATCACAATTAAAGAACATTGCCCGCTTGCCGTTCATACATCACCACGGTGTGGTTGCAATGCCCGACGTTCACATGGGGGTCGGCGCAACGATTGGCAGCGTCATAGCCACAGATAGGGCCATTATACCGGCAGCCGTGGGGGTTGATATTGGTTGTGGCATGTTGGCCGTTAAATTGTCGTTGACTGCCTCTGATTTGCCCGATGATTTGGGGGCAATTCGGTCAGCGATTGAACGGGAAGTGTTGCAAGAACATATGCAAGACGCGCGTTACGATAATACAGTTCGCTCATATCGCCAAATGATGATTGACCTTGAAGACATGTTGAGGCGTCACGGCATATTGAAGAGTGGCCGACACATCACTTACGGTTTGGACAAGGCAATCCATCAAATGGGCACATTGGGCGGGGGCAATCATTTCGTTGAATTATGCTTGGACGAATCACAAAATGTTTGGGTAATGTTACATTCTGGCAGTCGGGGCATTGGTCACATGATTGGAACTTACTTTATTGAACTGGCCAAACAAGATATGGAAAGGTTTTTTATTACGTTGCCCGATCAAGACCTTGCATATTTCCCCGATGGAACCGCGCACCACGGTGATTATGTTGACGCCGTCGAATGGGCGCAGCAATACGCCTATCACAATAGGCAAGCAATGATGTGCGACGTTGTTATGGTTCTAAAAAAGTATGTGCCGGCACAATTTAATATCATCAATGAAGCCATTAATTGCCATCACAATTACGTTAAACGTGAACATCACTTTGGTAAGAATGTGTGGGTCACACGCAAGGGCGCAATCAGGGCACGCAAGGATGATTTGGGTATCATTCCCGGATCGATGGGCCAGCGTTCGTATATCGTGCGCGGTAAGGGTAATTATGATTCGTACCACTCATGCAGTCATGGGGCCGGGCGTGCGATGGGACGCAATCAAGCAAAGAAAAAGTTTACCGTCGATGATTTGATTGCCCAGACAAAGGGCGTGGAATGTCGTAAGGATGAACACGTATTAGATGAAATACCGGGGGCATACAAAGACATTGACGTTGTGATGGAGAATCAAAGAGATTTGGTTGACGTGGTTCATATATTAAAACAAGTGTTGTGCGTTAAGGGGTGATTTAATGGACATAATATTTAAGGGTATTAATGAAAAGGAAGCGCAGGTTATTGTTGCGCACGCAAAAATGTATGACTTTATTTACGAGTGGCGGGAAAGAATAATCAGAGCATGTAAAGAAGGTGATCATTACGCAACGCAATCTCTTAGAGAGGATTTTTACGACACATTGCACGACTTTGGAATAGCTCAGTTGTTCGATTAACATTCTCATATCTGATAAGGAATATTATCGGATATAATATTTAAATAACTGACTTCTAGTAATCCCGTTCGAATTTCTTATGTAGCGCGATCAAATTCTGTAATTCTTTGACGGTACGATTTAAACCGAAGTGGTCGCAATCTTCTAATTCGACCTTTTCGCGCCAATTAAAACGATTCTTCATGTTCAACATCCAAATTTTTTCGGATATTTTGCGCTCACCCTTGCACGCGTCATGACCCAATATCTGCCAATGCGCCATTGACGCACTGCGTCCGTGTTCTAGAGCTTTTGCGAATTCAGGGCGTTCGTTTTCCCATCTATACAGGGTTGCGCGGGATATATCTAACTTGACGCAAATCTCTGCGTCCGACACACCATCTTTGTACCACTCCTGTATTTCCTGGCACATTTCAGGGCGATAGATTGGGTTGCGCCAATCGTGTTTTAAATCTTTAGGTGTCGCATCATCAAGCGACATTGCACACGCCATCGGGCGCTTCTTCTTCTTTGGCTTTTCTAACGTATTTGCGCTTGGTTTCGGCGACCGTTTTGGCTTCGGTTTCTCGCTCATGTTTCACATCATCCTTGATTGGTTCAACAATCTTTTCTTCTTCTTTGAGTGCTTGGATTAATTCGGGTTTGACTTCGACCGCAACGGTACCTTTGCCGGCACATCTCTCACATTCCCTTTCGGTCATTCCCATGCCGACCATCTTTTTAGTGCCCCGGCATAGTGGGCAGCGTGTAATTACATTCATATATTATCGTCCACATTCCATGTACATACCAACATCATAAGTCATTTAGTTAGTGGGGGCAATGCAAAAATAATTGATCAAAGGTATTGACATGTA